AAACCTGCACAAGGTATTAAAAAATCCTGATGACTACCCAGATGGCATTAGAGAAATACAAATACAATTAGGCATAGACATTCCAGGACTTAAAAGCGGCGGTCTTGCCGGCATCCTGGAGGTGTAATGGCTCTTAAAATAGAAACTAAAGGTAAAACTGTCGAACCAAGTATTTATGAAAGAACTTTTACCGATGGCTCTAAAAAATACTATGCTGGTCCTCAACGAAAATATAAAATGTTTCGTCAACCTCTCAGGGACTCAATAGAAGAAGCAAGAGATGATTTAAGAAAATTTAATATACAAAACCCTAAAGCAAAAACAATTATAGAAAAACAAGCAGAAGCTGTAGCTGAAAGAGGAGGGACTTTAGTAGATAATCCAAAATTAAATAAAGCAGTTAAAGATGCAAAGCTAGAGTTAAAAAACTATTATTCAAAAATAAAGGTAATTCATGTACCTAGTCTTATAAACAAGCATTTAGGAACAGATGCAAAGCCTAGTTCAATAACAAAATTTAAAAACGAGATAATACCTGAAATTAAAAAAATAGGTATGGTTCAAACTTCTACATTAAAAGGTTTTAAGGCCTTGAGAGACTACCAACTTGCTCCCAGTATAAAAAAAGGAACAACCCCAAAAATAGCAGAAAAATATGGTTTAGATAAAAAAGTTTTTGAAACTGCAATTAAATCTGCAGACGTAGCAGTACCTGGTTTTAGAAGAAAGATACCTTTAAAATTTGGTGATGAAGCTGAAAGAAAAAGAGCTGCTAACAAAAAGGAAGTTGCTGCTCAAAGAAAATTTAGTCAAGCTACAATGGAGAAATTTTATTCAGGACCAAAAGATTCTGGAATTCAAAAAAGTCACATGGGTGATAAATTTTTTACAGAGGTGACTGCAAGAAATTTGGGTTACGCTCCAGCTGTTATAAATCAAGAAGCATTAAAAGAATTTGATGGAAAATTAAGATCCTTAAAAAAGAAACAACTACGACTTATAAAAAACAAACCGAACAACTGGAAACAAAAACTAGAAGAAGCAAATGTCAAAGGTATGAGGCTTGCCGCAGAAAGCGGTGGATACAAGACTTTTGAAACTATAGACCCCTATACTTTAAAAAAATATGAGTATGGTGTTGATCTACGAAAAACAATAGATCCATTGGATTTAACTGAAGGAGCTAGTTTAAAAGAGATTAAAAAATCGCAAACACTTAAAGATTTAATAGAGTTAAATAGACCTATGTCTATGGAACTTCAGAAAAAAGCAAATAAGATGATTCAAGGAGCTGATAAACTATCTCAAAGAGAACAATTAGTTTTATGTAGTTTATTGTCTCGTGGTGGTTTACCTGGAGATTGTAGGGCTGCAATTCAAAACGATCCAGTAAAAGCAGCACAGGTTTTTGATGAAGCACCTAACACTAGTGGTGCTATGCAAAAAGTTAAAAATGCTGCAACAGGTTTCTTAGGATTCTTAAAAGGCCCTGGTCCAAAAACATTTGGTGCCGGTGCAGCTGTAGGAACTGCAATAGGATTAGTCAAAGCATTTAGAAACGATGATCCAACAACTTATTTATCAAACGAAGATCAACAGAAAAGTATGTTAGTAGATATGGCAACACAACCTATCACAACAGACTTTGAAAGACCTGCAATATTAGATTATCAACTACCTGCATTGGGTGCAACACTTGCAGGAACAACAGCGCTTTCCGCGCCATCAACTATCAAAGCAAGTAAATCAAGAGCACTTGGTATTGAAAGAAAACCAAAAGGTGCAATTAAAACAGGTTTAAGAGTTTTAGGTAGGGGACTAGGAGTTGCAGCATCACCTGCATTACTAGCACCGTTTATGGCTGGAGATATTGCTAGTCAAGTTGCAGAAGGAGATTCAATTACAGATATTGCAACAGATCCACTAAACTATACGTACCCAATATTTGCTGAACAAACGGATAAATTAACTAGAGGGTTAAATCCATCACTTAGAAAAGCTGCTAGATTAGGTTTACCGAAAGTAGCTCTTAGAGGTATCTCTAGACTAGGAATAGGTGGACTAGGTGCCTCTTTAGCTATACAAGGATTAGGACTATTAGATGATTAAAAAATTAACAACCACAATCCCACCTCTTAGAGGACCTAACCCACAAGGGTTGAATGTTCCTGAAAAAAAGATTATAGTAGTAAAGAACTCGGAGAAAAATAATGGCAGATATAGACAAAGCTTTACCAAACGTAGAGCAGGAAATAAAATTACCTAGTGAAGAAGAGATAGCAGAAGCTTCTCAAGACAATATTGAAGAACAAGTTGGACCAGAAGATGTTCAAGTTGAACAAGACGAAGACGGTGGTGCTACAATTACTTTTGATCCTGAAGCTGTAAACCAGCCAGGAACTAACGAACATTTTGATAACTTAGCAGACCTATTACCTGAAGATGTTTTAGGTAGATTAGGTTCTGAACTTTTTGAAAACTACACACAATACAAAGCATCTAGAAAAGATTGGGAAGATGCATATACAAAAGGTTTAGATTTATTAGGATTTAAATATGAGACAAGATCTCAACCATTCTCAAATGCAAGTGGTGCAACACACCCTGTATTAGCAGAAGCAGTAACGCAGTTTCAAGCGCAAGCTTACAAAGAATTACTTCCAGCGACTGGTCCAGTACATACTCAAATTATGGGTATACCTTCGAGGCAAAAAGAAGAGCAGTCAACGAGAGTAAAAAATTTCATGAACTATCAACTCATGAACGTGATGAAAGAGTATGAACCCGAGTTCGATCAGTTACTTTTTTATCTCCCTCTTAGCGGCTCTGCTTTCAAGAAAATTTATTACGATGAAATTCTTGACAGAGCCGTGTCTAAATTTGTTCCGGCAGATGACCTGATAGTTCCATACACTGCAACATCTTTAGAAGATGCAGATTCAATCGTGCATGTTTTAAAAATGTCAGAAAATGAATTAAGAAAAAAACAAGTATCTGGTTTTTATAGAGACATAGAAATTACACCAGGCTATGCACAAGAAACAGAAGTAGAGAAAAAAGAAAGAGAACTTGAAGGAGTCAAGAAAACTAGAGATGAACAAATGTTCACTATTCTAGAAGTACATACAAATCTTGACCTAGAAGGTTTCGAAGATAAAGACATGGAGCAAAACCCGACAGGAATTAAACTTCCTTACATTGTAACTTTAGATACATCGTCAAGAGAAGTTTTGTCAATTAGAAGAAACTTTAAACCTGAAGATCCAACAAAAAGTAAAGTAGAATATTTTGCACACTTTAAATTTTTACCGGGTCTAGGTTTTTATGGTTTTGGTTTAATCCACATGATCGGTGGATTATCACGAACTGCAACGAATGCACTTAGACAATTATTAGACGCTGGTACGTTTTCAAATATGCCAGCTGGATTTAAGCAAAGAGGTATTCGTGTTAGAGATGAAGCGCAATCGATTCAACCTGGAGAGTTTAGAGATGTAGATGCACCTGGAGGAAACATCAGAGACGCATTTATGCCTTTACCTTTCAAAGAACCATCAGCAACATTATTACAATTAATGGGAATAGTGGTTCAAGCAGGACAACGATTTGCCGCCATTGCTGACATGCAGGTCGGTGACGGCAACCAACAGGCCGCTGTTGGAACGACCATTGCTCTTTTAGAACGTGGTTCCAGAGTCATGTCAGCCATACATAAAAGATTGTATGTGGCACTTAAAAAAGAATTTGTATTGTTAGCTGACGTATTTAAAACATATCTTCCACCAGAATATCCGTATGACGTTGTAGGTGGACAAAGAAATATTAAGGTTGCAGACTTTGATGAAAAAGTAGATATCTTACCTGTTGCAGATCCAAACATATTCTCACAATCACAAAGAATAAGTTTAGCTCAAACAGAATTACAACTTGCAATGTCTAATCCTGGAATGCATAATTTGTATGAAGCTTATAAAGATATGTATTCTGCAATTGGTGTAAAAGATATTAATAGAATCCTACCACCACCTCAACAACCAATGCCAATGGATCCAGCATCTGAAAATATTATGGCAATGAGTGGTAAACCTTTTCAAGCATTTAAAGGTCAGGACCACAGAGCACATATAACTTCACATTTAAATTTTATGGCAACTAATATGGCTAAAAATAATCCTGTAATTATGGGTGCATTACAAAAAAACATCTTTGAACACATTTCTTTAATGGCGCAAGAGCAATTAGAAGTAGAGTTCAGAGAAGAAATACAACAATTAATGCAAATGCAACAAATGGCACAACAAAATCCACAGATGGCACAGAGTCCTGAAATTCAACAACAGATTATGCAGTTAAGTATGGGTATTGAAGCAAGAAAAGCTAAGTTAATTGCTGATATGACTCAAGAGTTTAAGGAAGAAGAAAACAAAATCATGGGTGATTTTGGAAATGACCCTATTGCAAAACTAAAAGCAAGGGAATTAGACCTTAGAGCTATGGATAACCAACAAAAACACGACCAAGCTGATCAAAGATTAAACTTAGACAAGTCAAAAGCTATGATGAATCAAGGTAATCAAGAAGATAAGCTTGAACAAAACGAAGAATTAGCTAAACTAAGAGCTAATACGTCTATTGAAAAGACAATTTTAAGTAAAACAATTCCATCAGCACCGAAAATGGGTGAAATGCCTGGAAATGTTGCTATAATCAGAAGTAGAGGAGAATAAATATGAAAAAAAATAAAAAAAACAGTCACGCAGGCATGACTCATGTAGATCATGATATGTTCTTGAATAAAGACGGTTTACTAAACGGCGGAGTAGAAGTTGAGGTGTCAAACCCTACTGAAACTCAATCAGTTCAAGTAAAAGGTCAAAGAAGAATGCTTGCAGAAAAGAAAAGCAAAGCAGATTGGTACTAACATGTGGTTTCAGGCAATTAAATTAGCCGTTTCTGCTGGAAGTAAAATTTATGCTAACAAGCAGAAAACTAAAATGGCTATGTCAGATGCACAATTAATGCACGCATCTCGTATGGCCGAAGGAAAAGAAGCTTACCAAGGTAAATTATTAGAAGCACGTCAATCGGACTGGAAGGACGAGGCGGTTCTTGTAATTTTGTCGGCGCCCATCGTAATTTTGGCGTGGGCAGTCGTATCAGAAGACCCAACAGCGATGGACAAAGTAAAATTGTTCTTTGATATGTTCTCTACGCTCCCGTCATGGTTCACTAATCTTTGGATTCTTGTCGTGGCGAGCATTTATGGTATAAAGGGTACACAGATTTTTAAAAATCACGGAGGAAAAAAATAATGGCAAAGAAAAAACTAAAAAAACTTCTTAAAGGTTTAGGAATTGGTGCCGCTTTGTTAGGTGCCGGTAAAGCTTTAATGAATAAAAAATCTACAGCTAATGTAAATAGCGGAAGAGGTGGAACAAGTTCTAGCGCTATAGCTAGACAACTAGCTAATATGGAAGAACCTGTATATCAAGATGACATAATGAGAGGAGGATCTGGTGTTAAAAACATGAGAAAGATTCCTGGAATGATGGTTGAAGGAGATAGATACAGTATATTAGACAGCATGGGTTTTAAAAAAGGTGGTAAAGTTAGAAAAACTAAAAAGGGCGGTAGAGCTGTAAGAAAAGCAAGCCGTAGTAAGAAAAAATAATGAAACCAAAAAAGAAAATACCTGCCGGTAAAAAAGGTAAAGGCATAAGAGCTCTTAAAAAGAAAGCACCACAAGTTGCAAAACGAATGGGGTATAAAAAAGGGATGAAAGTCTGTGGCTAAACTTTGTGCAAAAGGTAAGGCAGCAGCCAAGCGTAAATTTAAAGTTTACCCCTCGGCGTACGCAAACATGTACGGCTCTGCTGTATGTTCTGGTAAAATAAAACCAGGTGGAAAGAAAAAGAAAAAATCCAAGAGAAAATAATGGCTGAAGGTGGTCTAAGAAAATGGGTCAAAGAGAAATGGGTGGACATCGGAGCACCGAAGAAGAACGGGAAATATCAACCTTGCGGGAGAAGCAAAGGCTCAAAGAGGAAATATCCAAAATGCGTCCCACTTGCAAAAGCCACACGAATGACAAGCTCACAAAAGGCGAGTGCTGTCAAACGAAAAAGAGCAGCTGGTAATCCAGGTGGTAAACCAACTAACGTTTCAACATTTGCAAAGAGAAAATGACAATTAGAAAAACTACTAAAGGTCCCGGAGCAAATTATAGACCAACAAAATCTGGAGCTGGAATGACAGCTAAAGGTGTAAGAGCTTACAGGGCAGCAAACCCTGGAAGTAAATTAAAAACAGCCGTGACTGGAAAAGTGAAGCCAGGATCAAAAGCTGCTAATCGTAGGAAATCATACTGCGCTAGATCACTAGGACAATTAAAACGGTCATCAGCAAAAACTCGTAACGATCCTAATTCTCGTATCCGTCAGGCACGAAGAAGATGGAAATGTTAGATCGATTTATCTATAGATTTTTTGGTTCCCTAGATATTTTTTTCAATTACATTAGCCATCTTTTTAAAAGGAGAAAAAATGAGAAGAGCAATACTAGACGCACTAAGAGCTAGATACGAAGCTGATATTGCAGAAGCAGATGCAACTGCAAATATTTTTTTAGATAACTCAGTAGGTATCGGAGAACATCCACAACACATAGAAGAAGTTAATAAACAAATAGAAAAAATAGCTGCGGCAAAAGAGAAGATAGATGTTTTAGATGAGTTTGAACCAGAAAGAGGAGAAGCACTATAATGGATTTTGTAGAGAAAATAAGAAGAGTAATTAAAATGAGACATGATGATGTCGTAGTTGCAATGACTAACGGTAATGTTGACAGCATGGAAAAATACCAGTATATGTTAGGACAAATACGAACTTATCAGTATTTATTACAGGAAATATCCACCCTGCTAAAAACAAAGGAGCAAAATGACGAACAAGGAACAATTATCAGCATCAAACCAAAAGATAGTTCT